GCCTTGAGACGCTGGCTTTCAGCAACAAAGGCTTATAGCCGTCAGCCGAGCCACCCGTTTTACGGGTGGGGGCGACTTGTCAGAAAGAAGGGAGCCGCGTATGAATGACTGCCAGCGGCGGCAGATAGAAGTTATGCGAAAGCAGGGGATGGGCTACAAGGCCATCGCCAGAAAGACCAAGCTGTCACGGGACAGCGTTCGGAATTATTGCAGGTGGCACCACCTCGCCGGTTACGGCCGGGCGGTGGCGGCTGCCTTTAGAGAGGAGCAAGTGCGTGAAGACATCGGATATGGAATGGAAGATGCTGCCTATCGGGTCGCTGAAGCCGGCAGCCTATAATCCCAGGAAACAGCTGAAGCCCGGGGACAAGGAATACGAAAAAATTAAAAAGTCCATCGAGGAGTTCGGCTATGTAGAGCCCATCATCGTCAACTACGATATGACGGTCATCGGTGGGCATCAGCGACTGACGGTGCTGAAGAACCTGGGCTACGAAGAAGTCCAGTGTGTCGTCGTCCATATCGAGGATGAACATAAGGTCAAAGCGCTCAACATCGCGCTCAATAAAATCACGGGTGCCTGGAACGAGCAGCTCCTGGCCGACCTCATCGTCGATTTGCAGAGTGTCGATTTCAACGTCGACCTTACGGGCTTTGAAGTGCCAGAGGTCGAGCAGCTCTTCTCGAAAGTGTACAACAAGAAAATCAAGGAAGATGACTTCGATGTCGACGGCGAACTGGAAAAGCCGACCATCGCCAGGGCGGGAGATATCTGGCTCCTGGGTGACCACCGCGTCATCTGCGGCGATGCGACGTTGCCAGAGACTTACGAACGGCTGATGGCGGGGAAGAAGGCCAACATGGTACTGACGGACCCGCCGTATAATGTCGATGTCGAAGAAACGGCCGGCAAGATTAAAAACGATAATATGCCAGACGATAAGTTCTACCAGTTCCTGTTTGCGTCCTTTGTTAATATGGAACAAAACATGGAGCAGGACGCGTCCATCTATGTATTTCATGCCGATACCCAGGGGCTGAACTTCCGCAAGGCTTTCAAAGACGCGGGCTTTTACTTATCGGGCTGCTGCATTTGGAAGAAGAACGCACTGGTGCTTGGGCGCAGCCCGTACCAATGGCAGCATGAACCGTGTCTTTTTGGCTGGAAGCTGAACGGTAAGCATCAATGGTATTCCGACCGTAAGCAGACAACCATCTGGGAATATGATCGGCCGAAGGCCAGTAAGGACCATCCGACCATGAAGCCCATCGCCCTGATGGCATACCCCATACAGAATTCATCTATGAGCCACTGCATTATTCTGGACCCGTTTCTTGGTTCCGGGTCGACGCTCATGGCGTGTCAGCAAACGAATCGCATCTGTTACGGCATTGAGCTCGATGAAAAATTCGTCGACGTTATCGTGAAACGCTATATCAGCGAATGCGGGGACGGAAGTGTGTTTGTCCTGCGTGGGGATGAGAAAATTCCCTACAGTGATATCGCCCCGCAAACGGATGAATAATTTCTCAAAAAGATGCAGAAATAACTTGCTATTATCGGCGTTCAGAGTGATATATGTACTAACAAAACAAGGAGGTACATTACCATGACCATCAAAACCAATCTGGACGACCGCAAGGAACTGGCAAAGCGCCTGATTCCCTTTAACCATAACGAAAAACTTCATTACACGGGCACGCCGACATTTTCTTATGAAGGACACGGCTTCCGTATCCTCCGCAGCGGAGAAATTGAATGCGACGATGAAAAAACACAGCAGGCCCTGCGCCGCTTCCTTGAAGAAGAAAAATTGGTGGAACCGGAACTGGATACCATTGAAATCAGCCTTCCTATTAACGGCATGGACGGCATCCATCTCCGCAACCTGGTCTTCACGCTTAGCGCCCAGCAGTATTTGCTGAATCGCACTGCCGGCTGCGATAACTTTCAGATTACCGAAGACTGCGTGACAGCCTTGAAAGAAGCTACACTGACGGACGCCGTTTCCTTTTTCAAGGTGTACAGTGCCTGCCAGAAGGGAAATAAAGGTCTTCGCCTGAATGAAGACACGGTGACCTTCTGCATTGCCGACACAGGAAACCCTGCAAAGAACCGCGCCATGGTTGAACTCTTTGCTTTTCTGACAGGCGCGGCTCGCAAGGCAAAACGGGTACAGCCTGCGGTGAAGAAACCGGAAAATGAAAAGTACTACTTCCGGAGCTGGCTCCTGCGCATCGGTATGGGAACCAAAGCCAGCCATGAATCCCGCATGGCCTTGATGAAAGACCTCAACGGCTGGAGTGCCTTCCGCACGGAAGAAGAAGCCAAACACCATGCCGAACGGGTGAAAGCGCGTCGGCACCATACAAATTAATTCATAATTATTCTCAAAAAACCTTGCTATTATGTGCTTTTAGAGTGATATATAGTGTACCAAAAGAACACACGCACATACAGAAAGGACAGAGAAAATTATGAAAACACAGCACTTTGGCATCGAAATCGAAATGACAGGAATTACCCGCAGCAAGGCGGCCACCTTGATGGCCACCTTCTTCGGGACCAGAAGCAAATACCACGCAGGCGGAGCCTACGATACCTACATTGCAGAAGATGAACAGGGGCGGAAATGGAAAGCCATGAATGACTCCAGCCTGATTCCTGAAAAGAAAGTGGGCGGCCGCACCATGGACGCCTCGACCAACTACCGCACAGAAGTGGTCAGCCCCATCCTTTCCTACGAGGACATTCCGAAACTGCAGGAACTCATCCGCACCCTGCGCAAAGCCGGTGCTTTTGCCAACAGCTCCTGCGGCATCCACATCCATGTTGGCGCGGAACGCTTTACACCGAAAACCCTGCGGAATTTGGTGAATGTCTTTTACAGCAAGGAAGACCTGATCTACCGGGCTTTGCACATCGACCCGAGCCGGGAACGCCGCTACTGCCGCAAGACAAATGCCCAGTTCCTCGAAGAACTGAATAAGAAGCGGCCGACGACGATGGAAAAATTCGCGGATCTTTGGTACATGGAGGCACCTTACGGACGGAGCATGCACTACAACAGCAGCCGCTACCACGGCCTGAACCTCCACGCTACCTTCACTAAAGGGACCGTTGAATTCCGCCTTTTCAACGGCACCCTCCACGCCGGCGAAATCAAAGCCTACATCCAGTTCTGCCTTGCCATGACCCATCAGGCGCTGACCCAGAAGAAAGCTTCGGCTCGGAAAACGGAAACAGACAATGAAAAATACGCCTTCCGCTGCTGGATGCTTCGCCTTGGTTTGATTGGCGACGAATTTAAAACTTGCCGCCACCACCTGCTTAAGAATTTGACGGGCGACGCCGCCTGGAGACACGCCGCCTGAAGGGAATAATAACCGCATACGGGGCAGCCTCGGCTGCCCTTAAGGGGGTAGAAGGGCATTCCCTTCAGAAAGGATGAGCAACATGAAAAAATACTACATCGCTTATGGAAGCAACATGGACGAACGGCAGATGGCCACGCGGTGCCGCGACGCTGTCCTGGTGGGGACGGGATTCATTCAAGGATACGAGCTATTTTTCAAAGGCTCGCTGACGGGCTGCTATGCCACCATCGAACCGAAGGCCGGGAGCTGTGTTCCGGTCACTCTCTGGACGATTTCCAGAGCTGACGAAAAGCGGCTGGACCGCTACGAAGGCTTCCCGACGTTCTACTACAAGAAAGATGTCAAAGTGCAAACGGGAAACGGGACGATTACGGGGCTGGTCTACATCATGCATGAAGACCGTCACTGCGGCATGCCATTCCCTTGGTATTATGAGCAGATGGATCGGGATTACCGGAAATTCGGCTTCGACCGCACCATCCTGAAAAAAGCACTGGAAACCAGTAAAGCAGGCATGGCAGGGATGCGGGTGAAGCTGATCTATATGGAGGACCCGCAGGCACCCGCTTCAGGAACGGAGGGGACGGTGCAGTTCATCGACGATATGGGAACCATCCATGTGACATGGGACACGGGCTGCAGCCTTGGTCTGGTGCCGGGGGTAGATGAATGGAAAATCCTCAAATAATCCATCAGAAATGACTTGCTATATTATGCGTTTAGAGTGATATATATACATACCGAAAGGGAAAACACTTAAAGCATAAGAAAGCGAGGAAACAACGATGAGAACAATCATTACCTTGAATGGAAAGAAAATCAGCAAGAAAGCCGCCTGCGAACAGTTCGGCAAGGAAGACATGGAAAGAAAGATTAAGGAAGCAAAGAAAATCTTCATGGAAGATCCATGGGTAGAAAGCAGCTGGTGGATGGGGAACGGGATGCTGACCATCAGTTTTCGCTAAGAAACAGGCATCGAAAGAGGGCTGGGAATCAGCCCTCTTTTCTCATCAGAATTCCCAAAAATGCATAAATTCTCAATATAAAGCTTGCTATTATGGGCTTTTAGAGTGATATATATACATGACCAAAGGGAAAGTATCCCGGAGGAAAAGCACATAAGAAAGCGAGGAACACATGATGACAACATTGAAAGCGATTGACAAAAATAACCTGGACGGAGTATACGGAGCCACTGCAGTAGCGCTGGACTGGCCGGAAGACCTTTCCAAAAAGGCAAAGGAAGCTTTGGACTACTTGGATGATACCGCTTACCTTTTCCATTACCTTGGGAAGTACATCATCACCGACGAAAGCCTCTGGCTTACGGAATACGGAAGCGGCAAGCGGAACGACCCCTGGGGATCTCCCCGTGCCGAATTCCAAAGCCTTGAAAAAATTGAGCCATGGCTCGAAAACGTGACAGATGAACTGAACGAATTCTAAAACAAGAAGCAGCCCTGCGGGGCTGTTTTGCGTTACCGAAAGGAGGTGTATGGCTTGGCCGTACGAGGAAGAAAACCGAAACCGACAGCCCTCAAAGTATTGGAGGGCAATCCCGGCCATCGGCCGCTCAATAAAAAAGAACCCATGCCCAAAGGCAAACTGCCGCGCTGCCCGGAGTGGCTGGAAGATGACGCCAAGAAAGAATGGAAGCGGCTCGGAAAAGTCCTTGCCGAGATGGGGATGCTGACGGAAATCGACCGTGCCGCCTTTGCAGGCTACTGTCAGGCCTACGCCCGCTGGAAAGGGGCTGAGGAATTCATTACCCAGCACGGCGACATGGTACGGACGCCGAACGGCTACCTGCAGCAGGTGCCACAGGTTTCTATCGCCCAGACCAACCTCAAAATTATGCTAAAATTCTGCGAGCAGTTCGGGCTGACGCCGTCTGCCCGGAGCCGCATGATTGGAGAAGACACGAGTGGCGAACGAGAAGTGGATGAGATGGAATTGATTCTAAGGGGGTGAGTAATTTGGCGTTTGTATATAAGCCGTCAGTGTTCATGCTGCCGGATTCCCATTATGACAAAGGCAAGGCCGACAGGGCAGTTGCTTTCATCGAGAATCTCTGTCATACAAAAGGCAAATGGGCCGGGCAGCCGTTCCTGCTCCTACCGTGGCAAGAACAGATTGTGCGTGATCTCTTCGGCATCGTCAAGGAAAACGGGAAGCGGCAGTTCCTGACAGCTTATATAGAGATTCCAAAGAAGAACGGGAAATCAGAGCTGGCCGCGGCCATTGCCCTTTACCTTCTGTATGCTGATAACGAGCCGAGCGCCGAAGTGTACGGTGCCGCTTGTGACCGCAACCAGGCATCTATTGTTTTTGACGTTGCCCGCCAGATGGTTGAAATGAGCCCCGCCCTGACGCGCCGTTCTAAAATCAGAACGGCAGGGAAGCGCATCATCAATTACCGAAACGCCGGTTTCTATCAGGTGCT